AATGGCTGATGTTGGCAAGAAGACTGGAAAGAAAACACAGGCAGGTCGTGATGTATACAAAACCCCTGAAGGTGAATTAGTATCTGAAAAGTCTACAACATTTAAATATAAAGGTAAGTGGGTTAATGTTCCTACAATATTTGATGGCAAGTCTTATGATGAAGAAACGCTTATTCTTATGTTGGAAGCAGATATCATTAAACCTACAAGTATTCACAACAGTTTAAAAGAAGCGACTGAAGCTGCTCGTAAACGTAGTGATTCTTTAAAGTTTAATGAGGGTGGTATGGCTGATCAAACAGAAAAAGCTTTCGGTGGTGCATTTTCTCGTAGACCTGGATTTAGAAGTCTAGAAGAAGCTAAAGGTCAGGTATCTCAAGAAGAACTTATGGCAGGTGTTGATAATGCTGCATCATTCCTTGTTCCATTCTATGATGCAGGTGTAAATGTCTCTAACGTTATCGAAGAGTACATGAAGCCTGAGGAAGAACGTAATCAAGACTATATCAAGGAAGAGTTGGGTAAAGCAGGGGAGTCTGCAGCCTATGAAGCAGCAGCAATGCTTGCAGGATATGGTGCCATCAAGTATGGTGGTAAAGCTATTTCTGCTCTTAGGAATAAAGTCAAAGACTACGAGATTGATACAAGTACAGTCTCAGCATTTGGTGTTGGTGCTATTAAAAAGAAAGCTCCTATTATTCAAGAAAATATTCCTACTATAGAAGCAGCAGGTCTTACAGATGAAGCTATTGATGCTTGGCGTAAGAAAAACGCTACCTCTCCTGAGTTTAGAAAAGCTCTAAAAGGTAGGAATGAAGAGTTGATGGATTTAGCTGCAGGGGTTAAAGAGGGTAGAGTTTTTAGTACAACATACAGAAAACGTGCAGACGAATTACGTCCCATACGTAAAGTAAAAGATGTTCCTAAACCGTCAACTGTTAAAGAAATTGTAAGTGCTTTAGATGCAGGTAAACGTAAGTCACCCATTGTTGGATTAAACTATAAAATTCCAGATGGTGAAGTTATTACTGCACGTTTAGATATTCCTGCTTATGTTGACTACGACACTTGGATTCCAACTTTACGTCATGCAGGTAAGACAATGTATAAGTCTGCTCTTCGCATGAAAAATGTAAAGTTTATTCAACCTGAAGGTAGGGAGGTAGGATCAGCTTTAGACGTGGCAGTTGGCCCACAACGTCTTGAAGAAACGTTTGGATTAACGAAGAAAAAAGCACAAGCTAAAGGAAATAAAAGTCCATTTGCTGTTATGGAAGGTAGTTATGTTGATGGTGCTGATGATGAAATTTTCGACATGGCAAAAGAAGTTTTTGATAGCGATGAATGGACACAAGTAGGATATGATCCAGTAAAAAGAGGTTTCTTTTATGATAGAGAAACTGGTCAAGCAATCCTAGAAGCAGACGAAGTAATTCAGGTAGGTCATTTGGTCTTAGCAAGAAACGCAAAAAAAACAGATCCAGATGTCTTTCCTTTTAACCAAGGTGGTCCAGTTATGAATATGCAGAAACAGATGTCGTTGTTTGAGTATGGTGGTATTGCAGATGATGGCATGAAGAAAGATCCTGTCTCTGGTAATGATATTCCTCCTGGTTCTCTTGCCAGTGAAGTAAGAGATGATATTCCTGCAATGTTATCTGAAGGTGAGTATGTAGTTCCTGCTGATGTTCTTAGATATTATGGAGTCAACTTCTTTGAAGGACTACGTAACAAAGCCAAACAAGGCTTGCAGTCTATGGAACAGAATGGTAGAATTGGTGGTGAACCTATTCAGGCTAATCAAGGAACTCTTGTCGGGTATGCTGATGGTGGTGCAGAGTGGCGTGACCCTGACTATGATAACAGTGCTCAACAAATGGCAGGGGCTACTGGCAGAAAACCCAATATGCGTGAAATGATGGAAGCTATGGCAGGAATGCCAGTAGAACAAATCTATTCTACTATGCCACAAGAACAATGGTCTCAACTATCACGAGCAGCCTCAGGTATGTTATATGGAGATGCTGGTCAATCTGTTTCTGATACTAATTGGGAAACATTTATGGATGATCCTTCTACTAAGGAATCTTTACGTGAAGCTGGTACTTATTTACTTTCACCAGAAGTAAAAAACATTGATAGAAGTAAAGAACGTAGTAATGTTATTAGTGCTGTAACAAACTCCATAACTTCAAAACTACCACAAAACACAACTTCGCAAACTAACTCCACACTAGACTTAGAGAAAACTCAACCACAGAGTAATCCTACGTCTTTGTTGAATAGAACACCAACTCCAACTAATCCCTATGGGCCAGGTGTCATAACTGCTAATCAGGGAACTTTAGTTAATGGTTCTCCATCCCCCATTCCTACTGAGTATTCTTTACAGTCTTCTGCTCTTGGAGGTGGACAACAATTTAATCCTCAGGACTGGGCAGTAGTTGGTGGATCTCTATTCCAAGATCCTAACGAAAGTATTACTGTATCTAAAACTTTTGTTAACGCAGAAAACCCATCAGACGTTAGAGTTGTTCAGTTTGTTGATGGTCAACCTAAACCTGAATCTGATGCACAGTATACTAAGCCTCCTTACTACGAACAAGGAAGTACTGCCCTAAAAGAAGCTATGAAAGCATTTGAAGCTACTCCTACACCTACCTCAAATGATGATGGTGGTGGAACACCTACTCCTACCCCTGGTAAAGGTGTTGGTATGAAAGACTGGGGTGCAGAAGTAGACTGGACTGACCCTCTAGCATTTTCAAAATCTATTGTTGAAGGGGCTGAAAATAAACTTGGTAACAAAGCACTACAAGGTGCTGCACTAATAGGTGGCCCAGGAGCTATGGGCATAATAGGTGGTCTTCAATCAGTGCAAGGACTACAAAAAATATCAGATCTTAAGGCTGCAGCTATCATTGCAAAAGCACAAGGTATGGATGAGCAAGCAGCCCAGATTGATAAGATGGTTAATGATCAGCTAAAACAGTCAAATGATATTGTCAATTTCTTAGATGACCTAGTTGCGACTGGAACTAAGAAAGCTGAGTCTGCTTTAAATAGAATGGGTCTAAGATTCTCTAGAGATGATAATGGAAAAATTGTTATCAAAGACGAAGACAAAGAATATAACTCAAAGAAAACACAATTCTACCAAGAAACTCAAAAAGAAACCCGACAAATTCAAGCTGGTGGTGGAGCCACAGGTGATGATGATGGTCCAGCAGTCTTTGCAGGAGAGGGTACTGAAGCGAGAGATGGATCAGGTCGTGGAGACAGATACGTCTTTGAAGAGGACACCACTGACTACGATGCTACTGATGATGATATCTTTGACCAGATTGATGCACAGTTTGAAGCAGCAGGTGTGTCACAGAACAAAGGTGGTCTGATGGCAAGAAAAAAGGCTAACAAAAAATAATAAGGCTACCCAGGGAATCAACCCTGGCCCCAACATAAGGAAAATACTATGCCTGAAATGATGACAATGGAAAGCCCTAAGAAAGCAGGGTTTGTAGATAGAAGCTTCAACAACCAACAGCGTAAGAAGCGCATGGAAGAAGAAGAGAAAGAGATTGCAAGACTAGAGGCAGAGGCTCGTGGTGAAGAGTATATTGAAGAAAGTGAACCCAGTGGCGAAAGTACTGAGGACACCCAGATACAAGCCACAGGTAATACCCAACAAAAAGAACAAGAATCCCAGGAAGGGGAAGCACAGGAAGACGATGACTCAGGACTAAGCCCTGAAGAAAAGTCTTTTAAGAAACGTTATGGTGATCTACGTAGACACATGCAAGAGAAAGAAAAGGAATGGAATGAACGCCTTGAAGCTCTTGAAAAACGTAAAACAAAACAAAATATTGTCCCTCCTAAATCTGATGAAGACATTGAGGCTTGGGCACAACAGTACCCAGATGTAGCAGGTATTGTAGAAAAGATTGCTTCTCAAAAAGCAAAAGAGATGTTTGGCAAAGCAGAGGCCAGACTAAAAGAATTAGATGAAGCTCACAATGAAGCACTACGAATGAAAGCAGAGAATGTTATTCGTAAGTCTCATGAAGACTTCGATGAATTAAGACAATCAGATGATTTCCATAACTGGGCAGATGAACAACCTAAATGGGTTAAGGATGCTCTGTATGAGAATGCTGACGATCCAGCCTCAGTTATTCGTGTGATTGATCTTTATAAAGTTGATAATGGACTGACTGCAGCAGCCAAAAGAAATAATCGCAAAGCTGCTGCTTCATCTGTTACCAAAGGAACTCGTACTTCTATTGATACTAAAGGTACATCAGGTCAGATCAAAGAATCTGATGTAGCTAGAATGTCAGCTAAGGAGTTTGAGGCTCGTCAAGACGAAATCCAGGCAGCTATGGCTTCTGGTAAATTTGTCTATGACATGTCTGGCGCAGCCAGATAAACTATTGACACTTAAGAAGTGTTCAATATAACTACACGTATCTAATATAGAGCCTCCTTAGGGACTACCTCTATAGATACTTTTTCATAAAAGTCTAAACTACAAAGAACCACCTGTTCAAGTATAGGCCCAGTGGTATCAATGAGCGCAAGTTGATACCTACTGCACCCTAGAAAATGTAACAGCCTCTTTAAGGTGTTTAGCTTTCTTTTAAAGCCAAATATCATGGAGGATTTAATCATGGCTTTTGCATCAGCGTCAGGTTACACTAACCTGCCAAATGGGAACTTCTCCCCAATCATCTACTCGAAAAAAGTACAGCTTGCTTTCAGGAAGAGCACTGTCGTAGGTGACATCACGAACTCTGAATATTTCGGAGAGATCGCTAACCAAGGTGACACAGTGAAAATTATGAAGGAACCTGAGATCTCAGTTTCTGCATACACTCGTGGCACAACCATCGCAGCACAAGATTTATCAGATGACGATTTCTCGTTAGTCGTTGATAAAGCTAACTATTTTGCTTTCAAGATGGACGATATCGAAGAGGCTCATAGCCACATCGATTTTATGAACCTTGCTACCAACAGAGCAGCTTATCGTCTTGCTGACCAGCATGACCAAGAAGTTCTAGGTTACCTAGCAGGTTACAAACAGTCTGCCCTACATGGGAATGCTGACACTGTTAACGATACTGTTAATGGTGATAAAGCAAACACATCTGCAGGTGATGACGAATTGCTTGCAGCAAACAAGCTAAACAAAGGTGACTTTGGTAACATCACTACTTCAGGTGCTGATGACCATTCGATCCCTGTTGCAGCACGTTTGCCAGGTGCAACTGCACTACCAACAGATTACGTTTCACCAACAATGTTGGTTGCTCGTATGGGTCGTCTACTTGATCAACAACAAGTTGACAAAGATGGTCGTTGGATCGTAATCGATCCTGTCATGATGGAAATCTTGATGGACGAAGATTCACGTTTCCTACAATCTGAGTGGGGTGCTTCAGGTGGCCTACGTAACGGTCTAGTCATCAACAACTGGAATGGTTTCAGAGTTTACTCTTCTTCAAACCTACCTTCTGTTGGTACTGGTGCTGCTACAACAGGTACAGCTAACCAAAACACTAACTACGGTGTTATCGTTGCAGGTCATGATTCAGCCGTTGCTACTGCAGAGCAGATCAACAAGACTGAAACATACCGTGACCCAGATTCTTTTGCTGACATCGTGCGTGGTATGCACTTGTACGGCAGAAAAATCCTAAGACCAGAAGCATTGGTCACAGCTAAGTACAACTTGGCATAGTAAAATAAAGGAGGGGGCCATGAGAGTGGCCCTCTTACTCACATGAATCTAGTTTCTTCTGAATACAAAATAGTCCTAGCTGAAACACATGACCTCACTAAGAAACAGTGGGGAGGTGGACACAGTATAGACAAGCTTCCTAGATACGAAGGTTTTTTGAAGAGCTTAGATGTTAAAAGTATTTTGGACTATGGATGTGCTAATGGTAAATTCAAAGTCTATATGAACAAAAAGAAACCAGACTACTTTGTTTATGAGTATGACCCTGGAATCAGAGGTAAAGACCATCCACCCCACCCTGTTGACTTTGTAGTTTGTTGTGACGTAATGGAGCACGTTGAACCAGACTACCTAGATAACGTAATGAAACACTTACAGATTTTGGTGAAGAAGGGTGGGTTCTTTAATATTTCTACAAAAGAAGCTATTACTATTCTTTCAGATGGTAGTAACGCACACAAGATTGTAGAGACTGGGGAATGGTGGATAGACCTCTTCAAGAAATACTTTGAAGTCCTAGACGTAGAGATAAAAAGATTTGAAACGAATTTTAAAGTGCTCCCAAAAACTGTTTGAGACAGTTATCCTTCCTCTAGATAATATAAACTCAGTTAGTGATAACAGACACGATCCTGCCTTTGATGCTACACTAAAGAAAAGTCTAGAAACAAAAGGGATGATACATCCTATCTTGGTTTGCTTAGACAAAGACTTTAAACAAACAGACATAAGACGTTTTGAACGTAGACCTGTACCAGAGAACATAGAAGAGAAGTACAGATGTCTGATAGGAAACAACAGATACAAGTTTGCTCTTGATAACGGATATACTCACATTGAGTGCCACGTAGTAAAAACTTTTGATGATGTTAAACGTGCACACCGTAAGACAGAGATAGAACCAAGAAAGATGTAAGATGGCAACCTACGTTACACTTGTTAATGAACTACTCACTAGACTTAATGAGGTTACCCTTTCTACTGCAGGTAGTGGGTTTGATGATGTACGTAACGTACAAGCACTAGCTAAACAAGCTGTAAATAACTCCATTAGAAATATCTTACAGACAGGCCAAGAGTGGCCTTTTCTTAAGACTACGTACACTCAGACATTAACTGCAGGTACAAGAGAGTACGACTTTCCCTCTGACTTTTCTAGAGCAGACTGGCAAACTTTCTATATTAAACAGCTTTCAGGTGGGACTAATATTCCTACAGCTATGAAAGTTATTTCTTATGATGAGTACGTCCAAAAGTATCGTCAAGGAGATGACACAGGAGATCAAACAGGTATCTCTGCTCCTACTCTTGTCTATCAAACAAACGAAGAGAAGTTTGGAGTAACACCTATTCCTGATGCAGCATACGAGGTTGAGTATATTTACTGGTCATTTCCTTCAGACCTAGTTACTTACGATGATGTAACAGTTATTCCTGACAGATTTAAACACGTAATTATTGATGGTGCTATGATGTACATGATGCGGTTTAGATCTAATGAGCAGAGTGCTGCAGTACATCAAGGTGTTTTCCAAGAAGGTATTAAATCTATGAGAAGAATACTTGTAGATGAACCTCTAAGAATAAGATCAACAGTAGTTGAAAGAGCTAATGTAGGTTTGAGTAGAGTAAGCTAATGGCAGACAACTTAGGCTCTTTTAAAGTATTTGCACAGGGTGGCTTAAACCTAAACAGAGATGTTCTGTCACAAGGTGAGCTACAGCCCGGATCTGCTATATCTTTGTTGAACTACGAACCTGCTATTGAAGGTGGTTACAGACGTGTAAGTGGTTACAGCAACGATTATGGTGTAGTTCCAGGTAACAGTGCAAAGAAGGTCTTAGGGGTAGCAGTCGTAAATGGTATCAACGATGGTATCCTAGCTGCTCGTGAACCCAACAGTGGTAGCAACTATCTTTATTACTGGGACAATGCTACAGAGGCTTGGGTTGCAGTAACTACTTCTGGCTCACCTACAATGACAGGTGTGATAAAAGTAAGGTTTACAAAGTTCAACTGGGGTACTCCAAAGGTTATTCTGACAGATGGTGTAAACCCTGCTGCTACCTACGATGGTACAACTTACACACAGATAACAGCTACTGAGGCTCCTACAGATCCTAAGTTTGCTGCAGTCTTTAAGAACCATATGTGGTTGGCAGGAGATCCTGCAGAGGATCAAAATCTATACTTTAGTGCACCCAATGATGAAACTAAGTGGTCACCTGCAGATGGTGCAGGAGTTATCAACGTAGGATTCCCTATTGTAGCAATCAAACCATTTCGTGATTCACTATTTATATTTGGTACTAACAATATTAAAAGGCTTGTTGGTAACAATATTTCAGACTGGCAGGTACAACACGTAACAGATGACCTTGGTTGTCTAGCTACAGATAGTGTTATTGAAATTGGTGGTGACCTAATCTTTTTATCACAGGATGGTTTAAGACCTATCTCAGGTACAGACAAGATTGGTGACGTTCAACTTGAAACATTAACTAAAAATATTCAGTCTTTTATGTCTGACGTTGTTTTGACTAATGACCTTGATGCAGTATCCTCTGTTATCATTAGAAAAAAATCTCAGTTTAGGTTGTTCTACAACGTAGAAGACGGAAATGCACTTCTTGGTGGTTTACGTCTAGGTCAACAAGGTGGTATTGGTTTTGAGTTTGGTCAGATGATTGGTATTGAAGCTACCTGTGCAGATAGTGGATATATTGATAAAGAAGAATATGTGATTCATGGTGATACTACAGGGAAAGTATACAGACAAGAATCAGGAAATAGTTTTGGTGGGGATAGCATTGTAAGCTTATACCAAACTCCTTTTCTTCATATGCAAGACCCAGAGCAACGTAAGATTATACACACTGTAGCTACGTACCTCAGATCAGAGGGTGACAGTGAAATCATTATGTCAGTTATTTATGATTATGATGACAACACTATTTTAAACCCCACTAACTTTACACTAAGTACTGAGGGTGCGGCAGCTTATTACAACGAAGCAATTTATAATGACAGTGCTACAATTTGGAGTGGTAACCCATCACCAGTTCAAAGGGTAAATGTTTCAGGTTCAGGAAAATCAGTATCTTTTAGATACGTTACAAATGACACTAATGCTTCACACAGTATTCAAGGTATTGTTGTGACGTTTGGAGTGGGGGATAGACTTTAAATGGCAGGTTATACAAGACAGAGTGCTGCGGATATTGTTTCTGGTCAGGTTATCAAAGCTGAACCAGTCAACAACGAATTTCAGCAGATACTAGCAGCCTTTAATGAGGCAACAGGACACAAGCACGATGGATCTTCTGCTGAAGGTGCTTATATCCCAACGATCTCAGACACAAACAACTTTACTAAAGTAGTAATTGATACTGCCAATAACAGGATCAACTTCTTTACAAATGTTGGCAGTGCTGCAGTAGAACAGATAAGGATACAAGATGGAGCTATTGTTCCTGTTACTGATGAAGACGTTGATCTGGGTTCTGCGGCTGCTGAGTTTAAAGATCTTTACATTGATGGTGTGGGTTATATTGACACTCTGGCGGTGCATGAAAATGCTACTATTACGGGTAACCTTACCGTTAATGGGAATACTACTCTTGGTAGTGACGATAGTGATACTGTTACAGTAAATGCTGATGTTGCCTCAGACCTTATCCCTTCTGCAGATGGCACATATGACCTAGGTTCTTCTACTTCAGAGTGGCAAGACCTATACATTGATGGTACAGCAAACATTGATAGCCTTGTAGCTGACACAGCAGACATTGATGGTGGTACTATTGATGGTACTACTATTGGTGCTACGACTCCTGCTGCTGCTGACTTTACTACAATGGACGCATCTGGTAATGCCACTGTTGGTGGTACACTTGGTGTAACAGGTAATACAACCTTATCTGGTACTCTTGGAGTAACAGGTGTTTCTACTTTCTCTGATACAGTATGTGCTCCTGGTATTACTGCCACAGGCACAGCAACTCTAGCCACAGTAGATATTAATGCAGGTAATATTGACAATACTGTTATTGGTGCCACCACTCCTGCTGCTGGTAGCTTTACTACAGTTAGTACGACAGGACAAGGTACTTTTGCTACAGTCGATATCAATGGGGGTACTGTTGACGGTGTTACTATTGGTGGTACTACACCAGGTCTTATAACAGGTACAACAGTTACAGCTAATACTTGTTTCGTAGGAGACATCACAGGTAATGTAGCAGGTAACGTAACTGGCAACGTCACAGGTAATATCACTGGTGACGTTACAGGAGATGTCACAGGAAACCTGACAGGTAATGTCACAGGAAACGTTACAGGTAATGCTACAGGATGCCACTCAGGTAACTTTGATGGTATAATAGGTGCTACAACACCTGCTGCAGTTACTGGTACAACTATTACAGCTAACACTTGTTTTGTTGGGGATGTAACAGGTGACGTAACAGGTGATGTTACAGGGAACGTAACAGGAAATGTTACTGGTAACTTAACTGGGAATGTTACTGGAAATGTTACAGGTGATGTGACTGGTGACATAACTTCAACAGGAACGTCTACCTTCACAACCTTGCAACTAGCAGGGGATATGGATGCTAATAGTAACAAGATTACAAACTTAGCAGAACCTGTTTCTGATTCTGATGCAGCCACAAAATTGTATGTAGACAATGCAGTTGAGGGTTTGGATGTAAAAGGATCTGTTAAAGTTGCTACAACTGCAAATATTACTTTAAGTGGTACTCAGACTATTGATGATATTGCTGTAGTTGCAGATGACAGAGTTCTTGTAAAAGATCAAAGCACAGCCTCAGAAAATGGTGTGTATGTAGTTGCTGCAGGTGCTTGGTCTAGAGCAGATGATGCTGATACTTTTGATAAGCATGTAGGTGCTTTCTTCTTTGTCGAAGAAGGTACAACAAATGGTGACAATGGTTTTGTAGGTACTGCAGATTCTGGGGGTACTCTTGATACTGATGACATAACATTTGTACAATTCTCAGGTGCAGGGCAGATTACAGCAGGTAGTGGTCTTACTAAGTCTGGTAATACTATTAATGTTGTTACTGCTGACTCAGGAAGAATTGTAACAAATGCAGATAATATTGATCTTGCTACTACAGGTGTAAGTGCAGGAACTTATAAGTCTGTTACTACAGATGTTTATGGTCGTATTACAGCAGGTACAAATCCGACTACCCTTTCTGGGTATGGCATTACTGATGCTTATACAATCACATGCTCAGACACTTTACTTGATGCTAAGTTAGATGTAGCAGGAGATACAATGACTGGGAACCTTTCAATGGGTTCTAATAAAGTCACATCTACTGCAACTCCAACAACTGATGATGACCTTACTCGTAAAGGTTATGTTGACACACAACGTGATACTAGACTTGCCTTGACTGGTGGAACCATGACAGGCTCTATTAATATGGGTAGTTCACCAATTACAACTACTCACACCCCAACTAATGCTGCTGACCTCACAACAAAAACTTATGTTGACAGTATCTTAGGTTCTGCAACTGCAGCAGCTACTTCTGCTAGTTGTGCATTAGCAAGTCAGACTGCTGCAGCTACAAGTGCTAGTTGTGCATCTGCTTCTCAGACTGCTGCTTTAACTTCAGCTAATTGTGCTGCTGCATCTTATGATGCCTTTGATGACAGATACCTTGGGGATAAATCTTCAGACCCAACAGTAGACAACGATGGTGATGCTCTTCTTACAGGGGTGATATACTGGAATACTACAGACAATGCTCTAAGAATTTATGATGGTTCTGCTTGGGGTTCTGCAGCATTTACCCTTGGTGATGCTCTTACTTGTATCCAAGAAGATTCTACACCAATTCTAGGTGGTAACTTAGATGCTAACACCAACTGCATTACAAATGCTACAACAATCTGTGCTACAAACCTTTGTGGTTCACTTGTTGGAAACGTAACAGGTGATGTTACTGGTACTGTTTCATCCCTTTCTAATCATGACACAGATGATCTAACAGAAGGTACAAATCAGTACTTCACAACAGGTAGAGTTGATAGTCACCTAACAGGTGGTACAGGTGTTACTTACACAACTGGTACAATAGCTATTGGACAGTCTGTTGGTACATCAGACAATGTTTGTTTTGGGTCAGTATGTGTAACAGGTAATCCTACCCAGGCTTGCCAACTTGCGACAAAAGAGTACGTTGATACGATTGCTGCTGCAGGTATTCACTACCATGATCCAGTACGTGTTGAATCACCAGATAGTGCAGGTAGTTTGAATGCTACTTATGACAATGGTTCATCTGGTGTA